CATCAAAATATACAGTTACCGCGTTACAATCTGTTTCGTCAAAAGTTACAAAAGCTCCACCTACTGGAAAGTAAACTCCATCTTGTGGAATGTTTACTGTAGTATTATTACCTTCTGTTGCATTTGTTCTAACTACTAAAAGCGCTGTTCCTGATACGGAGGTAGTTCTAAAGTTGACACTACCAATAGCGCCACCAGAATAAACGTTAGCTTGTCTAATTCTTGTTGGTCCACCAAATACTTGACCAGCTGAAGTAGTAAGAATTCCTAGTGATACGTTTGCTGCAGGTTGTGCACTTACAGTTGCACTTGAAACAGAAACAAAATAATTTGTTGTCCCAGCTGTTGTAGTTGCTGAACCAGGTAATGTTATAGTTTCTTCTAAAGCTTCTCCATCTACACCAACTCCAACAAGAGCAACAGTTTTTCCACCGTCACCTGTTCCTGCAGTAGTTGCAGTTATTTGTTTTCCAATATTAGTTCCAAAACTAGTTCCTGTTAAAGTAAACGTACTTGTAGGTTGAGCTAAAGCTGCAACAACAGCAGTTCCAGATGCTGTAGTAGTCAG